GAGGAAGAAAAGCATTACCAAGCTCTTAAAGATATGTTTCGTACAGAGGGCTGGAAAGTATTAATGGATGAGCTTAGAAATAATGCCATCCAAATAAATTCTGTAGAAGTAACGAAGGACAACGAGGACTTACATTTCCGTAAGGGACAGTTAAATATCCTTGCCTTCATGCTTAATATGGAGTCTACCGTTGAACATTATATAGAGGATAGCAATGATTCTGTTTGATTTTGTATGCAAGTATGCTCATGTAAATGAAAAACTTGTTTCACGTGAAACTAAACAGATTGATTGTCCTCAATGTAATGAGGTAGCAACGCGAGTCATCCCTGCTGTCAGGTGTAGTCTCGACCCCGCTTCTGGACATTTTCCAGGTGCAACAGACAAGTGGGTTCGTTCCAGAGAGCAGAAGATGGCATTAGAACGTAAGGCAGCCGAACAATAGTCCAGAAGGGTAGCTATAGTCGGTCTTAACGGAGTTTAATAATGGCAACACTAATTGACCCAGTAGAGGTAGATGAAGTAAATAGCGTGGAAGAACCTGTCCAAGAAGAAGTAACCACTTCGGAAGGGGAAGCAGAACTTGCACCAATGTACCAAGGTAAGACGATAGCTGAAGTAGCTAAGATGCACCAAGAAGCTGAAAGCCGATTGGGAAGTCAAGGCGCTGAAGTTGGAGAATTACGAAAGGTAGTAGATAACTTCATTCTTAAACAGTCGGAAACAAAAGCACCTGAACCTGCTGAAGAGATAGATTTTTTTGCTGACCCTGACAAAGCTGTAGAAAGTAAGATTGCGAACCACCCTGCTATTAGGGAGGCTCAAGAAAATACTCTACGGATTAGACAAGACCAAGCTAAGCAGGAGTTAATTAACAAACATCCAGACGCGCAAGAGATTATTCAAAGCTCAGATTTTATTAACTGGGTAAAGAGTGATGATATTCGCATTGAGCTTTTAACTCGTGCTGACCAACAGTATGACAGTAAAGCTGCTGACAATTTGTTTTCTCAATGGAAACAGATTAAGCAGATGTCACAAACTGCTGTTCAAGACGAGAAAGATGCTAGAAAGGATGCTGTTAAGAAGGCTTCTACTGGTGGGGCTAAAGGTAGTTCTGAAACCCCATCCAAAAAGATTTATCGAAGGGCAGATATTATTGAACTTATGAAGACTGACCCAAGGCGTTATCAAAGCATGGAACCCGAAATTCGTCGGGCGTATGCAGAGAAGCGCGTAAGATAAAGGAAATTAAACATGGCTGGTGAAACTTCTGGTGCGTTTTTTACTGCAAACGCAACTGTAGACAAAACCGCAGCGAATACTTTTGTACCTGAAATATGGTCTGACGAAGTAATTGCTGCTTATCAAAAATCTCTGAAGATGGCTCCTCTTGTTAAGACCATGACTATGTCTGGTAACAAGGGTGATGTTATCCACATTCCTAAGCCTGTTCGTGGCGCGGCAAATGCTAAGCAAGAAGCCGTAGCTGTAACTATGCAGGCTAATCTGGAAAGTGAAACCACTATCACTATCAACCGTCACTACGAGTATTCTCGTCTGATTGAAGATATTGTTGAAGTCCAGGCTCTTGCCTCACTCCGACAGTTCTACACTGAAGATGCTGGTTACGCTCTTGCTAAGCAGGTTGATGATGACCTGTTCCGCGCTGGTACTGGTTTCGGTAGTGGTACGTTTGACCTGACTGTTCCTGTTACTGGTACTTGTACTGGTACTGCATGGGAAGGCGCAAACACTTACTTCAATGACGCATCTAATGGTCTGACCGCTTACACTGACGATACTGTATTGCCTGCTGACGTATTTACTGATGCTGGCTTTCGTGCATTGATTAAGCTGATGGACGATAACGATGTCCCAATGACTGACCGCGCATTTATCATTCCACCTGCGCTGCGTTCTGCAATCATGGGTACTGAGCGTTATGTATCTGCTGACTTCCGTGAAGGCGCAACTGTCCAGTCTGGTCTGATTGGTTCAGTATATGGAATTGACGTTTACGTCTCTTCTAACTGCCCACTCATTGAAGACTCAACTTCAAACACTGCAACTGGTGCTTCTGCTGATGTTCGCGGTGCATATCTTATCCACAAGGATGCCCTTGTACTTGCTGAGCAAATGAGCGTTCGTTCACAAACTCAGTACAAGCAAGAGTATTTGTCCACTCTGTACACTGCTGACACCCTCTATGGTGTTCAAGCACACCGTCCAGAAGGTGGCTTCATCCTTTGTGTCCCTGACGTATAAGTTAGGATAGGCTGGGGGGCGTAATGCCCCCTAGTTTTTAATATGAAAAAGAAAGACCCAAGACTAGAAAGAGTCGGAGTCTCTGGTTATAACAAACCTAAGAGGACTCCTAATCACCCTACTAAAAGCCACGTTGTTGTAGCTAAATGTGGGGACGGAAGTATTAAGACAATTCGCTTTGGTCAGCAGGGCGTATCTGGTGCTGGCAAGAATCCGAAGACAGCAAAAGAAAAGGCGAGGAGGAAGTCTTTTAAGGCGCGTCACGCAAAGAACATTGCTAAAGGTAAATGTTCAGCAGCTTACTGGGCAGATAAAGTTAAGTGGTGAAATAAATGGCTACAATTATTACTAAGTTTTCCTCAACTGCATCAGCCGTACCTACGGCTTCAGACTTAGTTCAGGGTGAGCTTGCTGTAAATACCGCAGACAAGAGACTCTTTACGGAGAACAACAGTGCAGTAATTATTGAGCTTGGAACGAATCCTTCTTCAATTACAACTGGGGCTATTACGGCTACTGGTACAGTTACCGCTAACTCAAACCTAAGCTCTTCTAATGCTGTGTTAACAGGCGGTACAGTAAACGGAGTAGTGGTTGGTGGCTCTACGCCCCAAGCTATTACTGGTACGTTAATAACCGCTAATACAAATTTTGCCGGGGCTTTAGTTGGAAATGTAACAGGTAACGTAACGGGTAATTTGACAGGTAATGTTACTGGTGATTTAACAGGTAATGTAACTGCTTCAAGTGGTACGACCACGCTTAACAACCTTGTACTAAATGGGACTGTTGACTTTAACGCAGCAGAACTAACTGACCTAGCCACCCCTACGGCTGCTTCAAGCGCAGCAACTAAAGGTTATGTAGATACAGAAGTAGCAGGTCTTGTTGACTCTGCTCCAGGTACGCTGGATACCTTAAACGAACTAGCAGCAGCGTTAGGTGATGACCCTGACTTTGCAACCACAATTACTAATCAGATAGCTACGAAACTTGCATTAGCTGGTGGCACCATGTCTGGTGCAATCGCAATGGGAACAAACAAGATTACAGGTCTTGGCACTCCCACGGTAAGCACAGACGCAGCTACTAAAGCCTATGCCGATACAATGCTGCCCTTAGCTGGCGGCACTATGACTGGCAACATAGTCTTAGGCTCTAACAAGGCAACATCTACCGCAACTCCATCTGCTGATGATGATTTAACTAGAAAGGGTTATGTAGATTCTATTCTAGGCAGTGCAACCTCTGCTGCTACAAGTGCAGCAAACGCGGCAACCTCTGAGTCAAATGCTGCAACGTCAGCTTCAAATGCAGCAACTAGCGAATCAAATGCTGCAGCTTCTGCTACAAATGCGGCTAACTCTTACGACTCTTTTGATGACCGTTATCTAGGTACTAAGACTAGCGACCCTGCTTTGGATAATGATGGCGATGCTTTAGTTGCTGGAGCTTTATATTTTAATACAACAGATGATGTTATGAAGGTTTATGACGGGTCTGGTTGGAACTTAATTTCTCCTTCTGCAACAAACACGCAAGTAGAAACAATACTTCAAAATTTAACAACTCAAGATTATGGTCTTATTACTGGCAGTTTAACTGCTTCTAACGATTATGGAGCAATTACATAATGGCTACTCAAATACAATTTCGTAGAGGCACAACCTCTGAGCATTCTTCTTTTACAGGTGCCGTAGGCGAAATCACGGTAGATACTACAAAAG